TAAACATCTAGATGTTATACTGGGGGTGCGACGGCATCCCCTTTTTTTATGAAAAAATATTTTATAACTTTCATAACGAATCCAGGAACGCTGACCTCCCTCCTGTTGCTGGGAATGATAGCACTGATCGGAATGCTTCATAACCATGCTCACTATACAATGGATATGGATGCAGACAGTTACGTGAGACAGTGGTGCATGGCATCAGAAGAAAACAAAAAGACCTGTACCAGTTATGGTAGTGTCTCAGACTATTGACAAAACTTTATCTTTCCTATATAATATGTAAAGAAACATTACGGAGTGTATCGTGACTGTAACAACTGAAGACGGTGGACGCACAAACATGTATGCCACTGAACCTAGAATGTATATCTCTGAGACAGACGCAGAGCGTTATGGTCTTGAGACATATGCCGAAAAAGCAGAGAAACTAAATGGACGCACTGCTATGGTTGGATTTGTTGCTGCTGTTGTCTCTTATGCTTTCAGTGGTAGCGTATTTTTCTTTGGTGTCTTCGGATTCTGATGACTGAAATTATCTTCACCGTCACGACAGTTGCTTTTTTCTGTCTTCTCGGTTATACTGTGGAACAACTATCAGAGACCTACTGACTAAATTCTCAAAATTATGACTTTTTCTATCACTCTCAAAACTTCCGATGGTGAGCAAACCATCACTTGCGAAGACGATCAGTACGTTCTAGATGCTGCTGAAGAAGCAGGTATTGATATGAATTATTCTTGCCGTGCGGGTGCTTGCTCATCCTGTGCTGGTAAAATTGTATCAGGTACAGTTGATCAATCAGATCAATCATTTCTTGACGATGACCAACTTGAAGCAGGATTTGTCCTTACTTGCGTAGCATATCCTACATCTGATTGTGTAATTGAAACTGAAAAAGAAGAGGAACTTTATTGATGGAAAACTCTCTACTTGAAATTCTGACTTATTATGTAATTGGAGGTGCTCTTATCATTGGACCACCTGCAATCTTCCTGATCATTGCTATGATGGGAGCAATCCAAAATACGAAAGGTCGTATGGTTGGATACAAAGACCACAAACAATATGGTGACATCTCATTTTACGAGAATGCACCAGTAGATCAAAGCAAATTCTATTTTGTATTGAGTGAGGGCGAATAGATAGGATATCTTCTAATCTATTATGACAGATCATAATGCTCTATATCAGGATATGGAGAGACTAAATGCCCTTTACGAAGAACTCTGTTGGGCACATGATGATGAGTTAGTATTCACACATGAAAATGGCAGAGTCATTGTTTACAACAAAACACAGGAGCAAAACAAATGAACGAAAACGCAGAACGGATTAATGGTTGGGCAGCAATGATCGGAGTCATTGCCGCAATGGGTAGTTATGCAGTTACAGGACAAATCATTCCAGGAGTATGGTAAATGTTAGTATTCGCATCGAGTCTGGTAATGCTTTTTGTTATTAATGCAGTCTTATCTGATATTGGTGTTGATGATGACAACGACGGACCAGGTGGTGGACTTATGACACCCGTATATGAGGGGGTTTAAACACCCCCCCTTTTTCTAAATATATTAGTTGCTTCATATGGATGCCAGAAGAAGTCAAGAAAGAAGATACCAAAAAGAAAGGTCTTCTTGGGAAAATAAAGGAAGCAGCAGATGACAAAGAAGAGCAGCTTGCTATTCTGTCTACTTTTGTTAGGCTTGGTATCCTTGTTTGGAGCGGCGGAATACTCACGCTGGCGTACATCAAGTTACCTCCAGCCCTTGGTATTCCTGAACAAAAACTAGATCCGACTTTTATTGCCAGCGTCTTCACCGGAGTTTTGGCTACTTTTGGTGTCCAGGCAGCAAAGAAAGCAGGAGAATCTAGCAGCGGTGGTGGCGGCATTAGTAAAGCAGATATGGAAAGATTGATTGCTGCTGCAGCACAAACTGCACCTGCTCAAACTATTCGTATCGAACAAGCACCAATCCAAATTGGATTTGCTTCAACAGATAAACCTTACCAGATGTAATCTTATGAACTTCTTTAAATGGACTGCATTGGGAGTCGGTGGTGTTGTTGCCGTAGCACACATTGGTGTTCTAGGACACATCATCCAAGCAACAAAAACACCAGAAGTTCCAATTATTAATTTGCCTAGGGGTGATTATTCCTCTTATAAAATTGAAGCAGGTAAAGAAGGTTATAGTATAGAATACAGAGCAAACGATCCTGCTGTTCTTAATTCTGAGAGATCACTTGACTTAGATAAAAGTAAGAGAGGTTTCTTTGGTGGTAATAGTAGTGAGAAGAGAACTGAATATAGACGTGATGAATATACAATGGACGGCACTAGAAATCTAGGAGGTGCTGTAGACGGCGAGGGAAAGTCTGCAAAAGACATAGAGTGTATCGTGGCGGACGCTGGAGCACGGTCACAAGGTGCGATGGCAGGAACTAGTATTGCTGCTGGTATTGGTGTTCCTGCTGTGATTGGTATTCCATATGTTGGATGGTTGGCTGCTGGTTGGATATCCCTTTTAGGTGGTAAAGTGGGTTCTACTGTTGGGTCTACTGTTGGTTCTGTATTTAATGATTGCTAATCAAAACTTAGTCACGAAGTCAAGATAAAATATAAGTATAATGACGCAGAGATATCATAGATAGTTTGTATGAAAAAACATTATGTGACCAAAGAAGAATGTCAGGAGATGATCGATGATGCAATTCGTAAACACAACCGCAATGCTGGAATTATTTCTATGTGTGTGGGTTGGGTTGTTCTCGCTTTATTTGCTGAGGGTCTCCTCAGGCTCATAGGAGTAATACCTCCACTGTTACCTTGGTTGAATATAAAACTATGATGAGCGGACTATTTGTATTTGGATTCATATCCTTATTATGTTACACATTACACTTCACATGGCCTCTAAAATATAAAGGAAGATAAAGTATGTTTGGAAATGTACTATTATGGATTTCAATACCTTTTGTATTGACCACTATATTTTTTGCGATTTACAAGGGAGAAAATATCTACTATGAGAGCGATAACTATGACGGAAATGGGACAGCACACTAAAGAACGTTACAACTTTGCTATGAGTTCATTCTCTAGAATGTATGGTGTGAATCATGTAAAAGGGTCAGAAGAAATTACTAGATTTTGTATTAAATGGGCATATGATAAAGATACAGTTTCTCCCTCTGGAACTCTGACAGATATTGACTTTTACTTTTTAGACTTCTGGAAAACCTGGGGAGGATATCTATGAATTTATTATTACGTCCTCTCGATTACCCAAGTGATCCTGTATGGTCAGTAATTATTCTAACGTTCCTTGCTGCAGCATTAGCATTAGCATATATTGTATACATATTAAAAGAAGCATTTGAGGAATTAAAAGATGGGAAAAATGATACCACCAAGCAGAAAGAGCTGCTACAACTTTCGAGTGACGGAGATCAATCGTGTACTTGATGGCGATACTATTGATGTCACTATTGACCTCGGGTTTGATTTATACAAGAAAGAAAGAGTTAGAGTTGCAGGAGTTGATACGCCAGAAAAAAGAACCAGAAATTTAGAGGAGAAGGCACTTGGAATCGAAGCAACCAACTGGCTCAAAGAAAAACTCGAAGGTACGTTGGCTGGTGATGATGAGTTGTCTGTTAGGACTGAACTTGTTGGTGGCACTGGGAAGTACGGGCGTCTTCTGGGTTGGCTTTACATTGGGGACGGAGACGTGTCGCTTAACGAGCAAATGATCGAAGAGGGTTATGCTCATGCTTATGACGGAGGAACTAAAAATATGGATCTCGAAGCACTCAGAGAAATCAGAAGGCAGAAAGGCACGATGGTATAGAAGTGCTGTCTGTGGATCTACACCCTTCATCCCAAACTCTGAGTTTGAAGGTGACAACTGCGAACTAACATGCGATATAAACCATGAAATTTGAACTGACTATGGAAGATTATACAATCATCCTTAATGCTCTACATTATTATAAGAAGGTAGAGAAAAGAGATAACTTCCGACAGTATGATGATAAGCGTATTAATATGCTGAGAGATAAGATGGCGTATCAACTTGTTCCTAGTGTAAATAGTAAGAAATCTTTCGCTGATGATTTTTTTATAGATTGAGGAAAATTTAAATGCAAAAAGTAATTAATGTTTTAGCAGTAATATCATTTGTAGGAACTGCTGGTATAGTTGGAGGTGGTGCTGCGATATATCTCAATAAGGATTCTATTGTTGAGAATATCAAATCCCAAGTTGCTGGTGCAGCAGCAGAAGCAATCTCTGGAGCACTTCCTGGAATGCTGGATGCAGCAATGCCAGAACTTCCTAGTGCTACTGGTGGTGCTATTCCTGCTATGCCTTCTGCTACTGGTGGCGCACTTCCATTCTGATATGGACATACCTAATATTAATATTCCGAATAACAATATTCGTATTGGTGATATTCGTGATGTGAATATAAACATGATGCCTGATTGGGTAACTAATCCTCCACAGGCATTACCAATTTACCCACCCGTGTCTACACAGGTGGGTGTTCCTATTGTTAATATACCTGGATGTGTTGAATCACATAGAGATAGTAGTGAGAACCAAACTCTAAAAGATGAAGATAGTGATGGTGTCCAGGTATTTTGTGATGCGGGAACACCTAGTTTTAATCCAATAGATTATGATCCTCGTAGATTAGAGATAGAAACAACATCTCCACCCCCACCAGTCGTCCCAAATACTCCAGAATCACCAGAGACACCAGAAGCAAAGACTGATACTCCACCACCTCCACCAAAACCAGAGTGTCCTAATAGAGCACAAGAATTAAAAAACCCTGTTGGAAAAATCGTAGAGGGTAATAAAAAGATTACTAGGTATGAGACAGTAGGAAAAGAATGTCTCCCTGTATTTGAGAATTTAAATATACCTGATCAGATTGTCCAGAACATACCATCAGCAGGTATGATAACTGTTACCGCCTCAATTGCTGTGGTAGCGACGACCTCGGCACTGCTTGCAAAACCTCTTGCTGATCTTTTGTTAAAAGTGGTGAAACCTGTGACGAAGAAAGTGGTGAAGAAGATTGCTGCCTTACGGGGTAAGAAACCCCCGGTACTGTCTGCTGCGGAAAGACGGGCAGAGCAACAGGATCGGAACCGGGCGATAAAGATCCTACGGTCGGCACTGAAACCGAAGGGATAGAGTGACGGTGTTGCTTGACAGTAGTTACATTTTGAACTACCACATCAGCACACACTTTAAAATAAGGACTTCTGGGATGGAAACTGATTCCCCTCTGCATAAGTTCACCACAATTCTTAAGTCTCGCAATCTCAAAGTCTAATCTTTTATTAGCAATCAACTGTTGCTGCATTTGTATCTGAGTATCTGCTGCTTGCTTACAACGTTCTTGTAGTCCTCCATCAAGTGGGAAAGAGATTGTTGCGGATAAACCAAGACTGGTACTATAGTTTCTAGCGTCACCAGTTCTTACTGGTTTCTGCCAGAGTTCACGACCAGGATTATCGGGGACACCATCACCCATCATTTCCATTGTTCGGATAGTCATATCCTGACCATCTTCAAAGGCACGAACAGTTTCACCATCTGCATTCGTATATGTTCTATCATCATACCAAGATTCCCATGGCCAGTTCTTTACTACCTTTTGAGTTTCTACCATCTGACCTTCAAAATCTCTATTGTCGTATTGAGGTTCCATGTAGTGTGTCTCAAATGGATCCTTCTCATTACGAGCATGAGTAATGAATGGTGTGATATTAGCAGTGGGACCTTGACAAGCAATACCCCCACCATATTGATTAGTGATATATGGACCTTTTAAAACCTGAATGGCTTGATTGGTCACTGAGCCTGAGCTGTTTGCGATTGGATTAGCAGTCGCAGAAACACCTCCCACATCAGCAGCACTGACAGGGGAGGCGATAAGAAGGGATATTATTGGGTAAAGATACTTGTAGTATCGGTTATGCTTGTAACCTCTGTTGTTCTTTGTATAACTGTTTGATTTGTTACACCCGGACCCATGTAGGTCTGAGTGAACTGGAATGCTGCTCCTGGTTCTGCGATTGTGAAACTCTGTCCATTTAAATCTAGACCAGAGTTGGCGCTTGTTACTTGCCCCTCTGTTCCTCCTAATGGATTCACGATCACTGAGTTTGTTGTTGGGTTGGGACTTAGAGATTGTCCCCCGTTGGTCACGTTTGAACCCGATACTGAATATTGCCATCCTGTTGCATAATCTATAGAGTTAATCGTTTCAGTCACCTTTGATGTTGTCTCTGTGTGACTCGTCATTGATCCCTGTGTGAAGTTTGGGACCACGGGGACTGCCAGGGCAGCGGCAGGAATAAGACTTACTCCCACCGCAGACATCACAATATATATGATTGTCTTTCCAGAAGTCATGTTTTCTGACCTCCATTATTTAGTGTAGAATCGAGAGTTCACTTACGAACTGACCTGTAGCATTTGTACCAGCACCACCAGCCGTGATTGTGAGAGCACCAGTAGTCCCAATAGTACCTGCTAGAGATCCAGCAGTTCCTGCAGTTGTGGAAGTAATGTTGCCGAAATTTGCTACATCACCAACAGTAACTGCTGCGGTCGGAATCGCATCACCTTCTGTGTAAGACTGAGAGAAACTAAAAGAATTTCCTGGGGTGTCTTGGGTAGCAGCAATTGTACCAGGAGAATAAATTCCACTAGTGATTGTACCAGTAGAAATTGTATTAACTGTTGTTCCGTCAGTAGTATCTACACCACTGCCTGAAATTGAGAATGTGCTTCCTAACCGTGTGACGTTAGTAGCAGCAGCATCAACGGTTAACTGAACACTTGAAGATATTTTATGTGTAAGAGCACCTGCGTTTGCGGAAGATGCCGTCATCAATAACATTATGAAAGGTAGAAACCGTTTCATATATAACACCGTGAAGGGTATGTATACCTATTTAGAAATATGAGAATTGAATGAGAGGTTTGTGTATCGTAACAAACAGTTATTATATATTTTATCACTTATTAAATAGTAAATCGTAAACAAAGTTATTTACAAATGGATTCCAAGGAAACATCTGACTTATCAGTCAGTCGAAAGGAATGCTCAAAGTGTGGAGCAGTTTGGATCAACGGTCAACATTATTGGAGGAGTGGTGCTAGAGGAGACGAGGAAACCTTAAGCAATCTTGTGTGTGGAATAAAAGACTTTGAGGAATGTATTAACCCAAAACACAAAACGGGTCATATATACGGAGACAAAGACACTTGGGCAAAACGAGCAGGTGTTGCTAGACTATTAGAAAAGGAGATACAGGATGCCGAGAGGACAGATGACTAGACATGAGGTGCTCTCTAAAGTTTATACTTTAAAGAGAGAACTCAAAGAAAATGGTGATGTGAAAGAAGTGAAAACTCTTGCTGATGACTATTTAAATAAAGTATTAGATTATCTGAATACGTTTAGATACTAATAAATATTTAAAAACAAGTTATGACTTGCAGGTCAGCAATATTAATAGATAATTTTCTTTCACAAGATAAGTTTGATTCTCTTTCTTCTTCAGTAGCAGCATCACCTTATTATACTAATGGTCAGTTTGAAGAACCAAGAGATGAACTTTGTGCTACTGCAAGAGAACTTGTCTTAGAAAGATTGAAAGAGATTGGATTATACCAGTCTCATTTTGATGAGGCATCAAAGTTATTCGGGTACAATCAATTTCGTCCTGCTGATTATGGACACGGAAACATCAATGGTCCACATGTAGATAATGGTGGATATGTTTTTTACATTCATCCTGATTGGGATGAAAACTGGGAAGGAAAACTTAGTATAACTAATGCTGTAGAAGAAGAGTATAGAACTGGCATTTTTGCTAAACCAAATAGATTTGTATGGATTGAACCGAGCACACTTCATAATGTTTCATCCACATCATCAGACATCACTCATAGTAGAGTTACTAATATTGCCTTCATGGGCGGTAACATTCATGTGAATCCAATCGAGATATCTTATATAAATATTTTTACGACTACCTGATTTCAAATCTGTGAACAGATATAGAAAAGCACTAAAACATTTAAAGTCTGATTTGAATGAATCTCCTACCAACAGTATGGGTGGAGTGTATTCATTAAATGAACCAGGATTTCGTGTAGGAATACCAGACGCACCAGAGAAAATATATCC